TTATGGTACACATTGTACCATAGGGGTTGACAACGTCAAGCCTAAATATACGTATATGGTATATTATTTTATATAAATAGTATTAATAAGTTGACAGATGTCTATGAATGAATTGAATACGGGTATGAAAGACGAGGAATCAATGAGCCAGACCGAGAAGGAGAAGGCAGCTTTGCTGAGTGAAATCCAGCAGAGTATCCACGAGGTAAGTAACCAGAAGCGTGGACTAAAGGTTAAGTCCTTGAGTGTGTATGACCCAGAGAAGACTGCTAAGTTGCTGTACCTGTACAGTACTGGGAGTAGCCAAACTAGGCTAGTCCGTCATTACGGCTTTGATAGGGACACTGTGATTAGTGTCCTTGCGGATTACGCTGACCATATGGGGACCTTCAAGGAGTTAAGTGGCAGGATAGCTGCCAAGAACTATTTGAACCTGAGTTCTCTGGAGGAGGATTTAATTGAGAAAGTACGTGGCCGTATGGAGAATGACCCCGAAATGGAGGTAAGCTTCAAGGATCTCAAGGAGTTATCAATAGCTAAATCAAATGCTTCACGGGAGGCTATGACGGCTAGAGGCGAGGCTACGCAGATTACAGAGGATCGGAAGGTCTACACCCAGGATGACTACGAGGCTACCATAGCGGCTGCCCGTGATCGTATTAAACAAGCAAAGGAAGCGGAGGTAATAGATGTTCATAGTAAATGAGGAGAATCAGGAACTGTACGGTAGGATCCGTGCACAGCTAGGTGAGCACTTTACTAACTTTATGTTCATTGTAATGGATGACTCAGGTGATATTTACTACGATTATAATAATCGACCAGTAGGCAAGATGCTGGCGAATGAGATGCTCCAGGATTGCAACAACCCGATTGACGACGATGACTGGCTCTGGGGCTTTGATAAAGATAACATCTCGGAAGGTGATAGTCTATGAAAGGATTGATATGATAGAAAAGGAAACAACTAAACTAGTACTAGAGCAGCACTCAGAGATAAAAACCTTTGAGTTCAATTGTGACCTCTGTACTACGGAGCTTGTGCGGGAGATGTACTATCTTTGCTTGGCTGGTGGTCACGACAAGGACAATGTGGCTGGTGCTATGTTTGAACTAGGTCGTGAACTAACGGAGGTTACGACAATGGGTAAAGGAAGTAGAATGTACCACTCAGGGTGGGATAAGTACGGAGATATAATACATATTTCTGGTCGTTGGATAACTGCTCGCCTAGATGGGCACAAGGGTTCTGGATGCTGGGAAGTGGACTCACCATATATTAAAATACTAGATACAGGAGACTGCAACAATGGGTAAAGGATGCACACCCCGAAAGGGACACAATGTTGAGAAACAGCGTAAGAACTACGATGATATTGACTGGAGCAAGAAGCCAACTGCTCCAAGGACAGAACAACCAGCTAAGTCAAAGAAATGAATTTTTTGCGTTGGTCACAACCAGTGGCCGTTTCGTGTTGTAGCTCAATTGATATGAGTACGTGTGGAGGTCATCGTTCGAGGGTGACCTCCCTTTACCCCCTTTATATGGTCGCATAGTTTTAATTGGCAAAACAGCTGATTTGTACTCAGCCTTTCTCGGTTCAAATCCGAGTGCGACCTCCATCTATATGAAAACCATCAAAAAATTAAACCAAGAGATCGACGAACTCTTTGCGAAATCCAGGCCACTATCACAAGAGGAACTAAAGTCATTCGGTGAGAAGAACCGAGAAATCATAGATAGCCCATCATTCAGGGCGAATGTACCCAAGACTCCCTCAGTCCAGAAGATGGACAAGCCAGCTAAGTCAAAGTAATGCCAATTGAATTCACAGAGCACCCGATCCTCAAGGCACCCACGGACGAGGAGATAGTCCTTCTTGGCGAGGCTGACCCCAAGCTACTTGAGGAACTCCACAAGGCGCACGAGGGACGCATACAGGCGGCTACAGAGGATCCCATCCGCCACGGGTTCGACCTTCCGGGCTGGGAACGTATGACGGACTCCTTCAAGGATTATAATGAGGTATTAACCCTAGGTGGAAATCGCAGCGGCAAAACAACGGGCTGTGCAAAGCGCATAATGGAGGCTGTTAGTTCTAACAATGACGGTCACATTGTTTGTTTTTCTCAGAATGCGGATACCTCTATTAAGGTACAGCAGCCAGCCATCTGGGAGATGATGCCCAAGGAGTTCAAGAAGAAGACCAAGAGCATTGATGGTTATATCAATTATTCTATGCAGAATGGTTTCACGGGTAGTTCCTTTGTGTTCCCTGATACGAGGACACGTGTGGACTTCAAGACTTACACGCAGTACAGCAACAATGCTACTATCCTTGAGGGTTTCGAGTTCGGGTTCCGCAAGGAGAACATCAAGGCTGGTGAGGAGTCCAACATAGGAGCCTGGCTGGATGAGTACCTAGGTGATGCTGCTCTGGTTAATACCCTACGTTTCCGACTAGCTACACGGGACTCCAAGATGGTAATTGGTTTTACCCCGATTGACGGGTACACGCCATTCATCTCGGACTACTTAAAGGGAGCCGAGACACTGGAGACTCGACCTGCTGCTTTACTTAATGGCAAGGAGTTACCTATCAAGCAGTACAGCCCTAGCCGTGATGCGGCTGTGATCTACCTGCACTCGGACGAGAACCCATTCGGTGGCTATGAGCGAATTGCAAAGGACCTAGCTGGTCGCCCTGATGATGAGATCAAGGTTCGTGCCTACGGATTACCTGTTAAGTCCGCTAATGCTTTATTACCATTCTTCAATACTGAGGTAAACGTACTATCAGAGGAACCCAATAAGTACGAGATGACGTTCCCCGACATTTCGAATAAGTCGGAGTTCACCTGCTACCAGGTAGTTGACCCCGCTGGTGCAAGGAACTACACCTGCATCTGGGCTGGTGTAAACGAACACGGTGAAGT